TGAGGAAGCCCCGGACCTCGAAATCGACGGCCTGGACTTCACGCGGAAGCCGGGAGTTCCCGGGGCGCAGATCGACCACTTCACCCCCGCGGAATCTGGCACCGCCGCCGAGAGCGCATCCAACGAACGCGTACCCATCACTGAATCAGTCGAGGAGGCGCTGGTGACAGCGATCACCGAAAACGACGGCGCCAGCCTGGTGCCCGATGAGCCCGTCAGCGAAGCCGATACGCCGCCCCTCTCGAAGCGCGACTCGGGCCTGTCTGGGAACGGCGCCAAGTGGGCCGACCCCGGCTACCAGAAGGACAAGAAGCAGCGCTACGACATCTCGACCAAGGCCAAGGCCAAGGCCGCATGGTCGTACGTGAACCAGGCCGACAACGCCCGCGCATACACGAGCGCCCAGTTGAAGCGGGTCAAGGCCCGCATCGTGAAGGCTCTCAAGGCCTTCGGTGTCACCGTGGCCACGCAGGAGCGGTGGCTGATCGAACCGGCCCGGCAGGTCACCGAGACCCTCGCCGAGTGCTGGGACATGGACCGGCCCGAGGCGGCCCTGTACCTGTCCCTGACCAACGGGCCGACCACGGTCACCGTCAGCTCCACCCTCCTCGACGCCCACGACCTCGACCTCGTCGGCCGCGCCGCCATGGCCGGCGCCTGCGACGCCCTCATGGCCCTCGACCCGGACATGGATGCCGACATCGACCTGCCCGGTGCCGAAGCCGAGGACACCGACGACGGCCTGGACGACGAGGACGACGAGCCCGGGTCGGCGTGCGCCTGCGGCTGCGGCTGCGCGGTCCCCCACCCGATGGCCGTCGCGGACGGCTGCCCGTGCGCATGTGGCTGCGACGTGTGCAAGGCCACCGGCAGCGCCGCCGAGTCGGCCCCCCAGACCCCGGCGGAACCCGCCGCCGAGACCACAACCAGTGAGGAGGCTCCCGTGTCGGAGTCCACCACCCCGGCGGAGACCACCCCGGGAACCCCCGAGAGCGGTATCGACGCCCTGTCCGCGAAGGTCGACAGGCTCACCGACGCCCTCGCCAACTTCGTGACCGCGATGGCACCCAAGCCGGTCGAGGCCGCCCCGGCCGCCCCAGCACCGGTCGCCGAACAGGCCCCCGCCGCCCCGGCCGTGGCCGAGTCCGAGGACGAGCGGATCGCCCGCCTCGTCGCCGAGGGCATCGCCAAGGCGCTTCCCACCGCAGTGCAGGAGCACGTCGAGTCCTCCGGCGGCCCGGCCCGTAAGGGCCTCGCCACGCCGGTCACCGAGAGCGGCCCGGCCCGCACCGGGGCCATGCCCGAGGGCTGGCCGGACAAGCCGCTCCACCAGTACACGACCGAGGAGTGGCGGCAGTACGTCGCGCCGAACACCGTCGGCGCGATCCTCGGCGCCCGTGGCGCCCTGCCCGAGGACATCTAAGCCCCAAGGGCCGCCCCCGCACTCCCATCTGACCGCCAGCCACACCGGGCTGGTGCCGCTCGGCAGCGATGGTCACCCACCCCGCCCACACCTCGTGGAGCGGGGTTTCGCCATTCCTTTGGACTGCCGAGAGAGGCACACCCATGAGCATGAACGCGGAACTCCGCGAGGCGCTGAACGCCGCAGGCGCAGCACCCCTCATCAACAAGATCATCGACCCGCAGCTGCTGGAATACCAGCGCCGCTACTCCCCGCTGGTCCGCGCCGTCGAGTCCCGCAAGTGGGACTCCACGGTGTACTACTTCAACCAGCGCACCGCCCGCGCGAGCGGTGGCTTCGTCACCGACGGCGGAGCCCGGCCGGTCAGCAACTCGACCTACGCGCAGAACCAGTACACGATCCGCAACATGCAGGCCGTCGGCGCGGTCACCGGCTACTCGCAGGCCGTCACCCGACAGCTCATCGGAGACCTGCGCGCGCAGGAAATCGAGGGCGCCATCGAGGGCCTGTACTGGGACATCGAGACCGCGATGCTGTGGGGCAACTCCGGCTCCACCGCACTCGGCGCCTACCCGCAGTTCGACGGCCTCGACACCCTGGTGTCCACCTTCTCCGGCGCCACCCAGAACGCCCTCGACGCGGCCGGCGCGACCTTCTCCACCGGCTGGCTCGACAAGGCCATCGACATGGCGGAGCAGCAGTCCGCGATGCGGATCGACGGCCCGTCCTGGATGTTCGTCATGTCGACGACCGCCGCCTCCAAGGTCAGCCAGCTGTTCGTCAACCAGCAGCGGTTCGTCGACAAGGTCGAGGTCGCCGCCGGTCTGGAGGTCCCGACCTACCGCGACATCCCCATCATCAAGAGCTCGTTCCTGTCGGCGCGTTCCTTCCAGATGGGCACCGTCACCACCGCGACCGCCACGACCGGCGGAACCCTCGCCGCCGCCACGTACTACTACCAGCTGGTGCCGGTCATTGCCCGTCAGGGCGAGATCCTGCCGAGCGCCGAGGTCTCCCAGACCACCACCGGCTCCACCTCCACCGTCACGCTCAGCTTCAGCACCCCGACCGGCGTCGACGGCCTCCAGCCGAACGTGTACAAGGTGTTCCGCTCCACCTCCACCGGCACCGAGACCCTGCTCGGCTACGTGGACGCGGTCGTCGGTGTCGCCGCCGACGGCGTCACCCCGGTCCTCACCACGTCGATCGTCGACAACGGCACCAACCTGACCCCGATGAACGGCGCAACCGCCCCCGCGCAGGTCCCGGCCGCCTACGTCGGCACCAACGCGAGCATGAAGCCGCAGGCCGCCGGGTCGGAGAACATCTACCTGATGTCCCGCGACCCGAACTTCGTGGTCCGCCCGTACGTGCGTGAGCTCACGCCGCTCGACGTGTATCCGACCACCGCGAGCCCGGACACGCTGCCGTTCGCGATCGCTTCGGACACCTGCCTCGCGGTCCGGGCGCCGAAGTACCTCGCGCGTGTCGCACGCGTCTCGACCGCCCTGTCCAGCTGACCCGCGCGGGCGCCCGGCGACCACCGGGTGCCCGCTCAGCGTCTCCAGCACATCCCAGGGAGGGACAGTGCCGTTCATTCGCAAGGCCCGCGCGGGCAACGACAGTTTCGGCAACAGCTGGCCGAGCGACGGCGCGGTCGTCGAGGTGCCGCCCGAGCAGGCTGTGGTGCTGCTGTCGATCCTCGACGGCCAGTTCAGCGAGGCCATGCCCGAAGTCGCGCCGGAGCCCGACGAGATCAGCGAGGCCCCCAGGCCCCGCCGGGGCCGGCCCCCGAAGGCGTCCACCGATCCGGAGCCGATCCAGGAGTAGGTGAACTGCCGTGGCCGACAATCCCGTTCCGCTCGCCACGGTGGCCCAGATGTCCGAGGGGGCGTTCGCCGATCTGATCCGCTCGTTCTCGGCGCAGGCCCAGACGGACCTGATGATCGAGGCGACCCGGGCGTGCGAAGGCGCGGTCGGCCGCCGCTTCGCCCCGTTCACCCAACTCCCGGAAACGCACCGGGCGGAGGGCATCGACCCGGACGAGTACGCGGACTCGGCGAACCTGCCGATGGACCTGCTGGGCACCCTCGGCCGGTCCTACGCGTCCTCGCTCGGCGCGAGTTCGCTGGTGCGGCACGTGTGGCTGAACGAGTACGCGCCCCGGCATGCCGAGTACTGGACCTACGCGAACCTGAACATCACGCTCGTGCGGTCCTATGGCGGCACGCAGCCCGTCGTTCCGGCGCAGTTGCTGACGACGTCCACCGACACAGGGCACGTCGTGTTCCAGCTCGGCCTGTTCCTGCCGGTCGCGTCCACCATCCAGATCAAGTACGACGGCGGCTACCAGACCATCCCCGCTGACCTGGTCAGGGCCTGCAAGTTCATGGCCGCGTCGATCGCGGTCGCCGAACTCGACCCCCAGTTGCACTCCCATGACCCGGACCTGCTGGAGGCGAAGGCCGTCGGCATCCTCGAAGCGTTCGTCCGCACGTGATGTGGGGCCTCCACCACACCCGGCCCCATCACGGGGTGCGGCGCAAGATGTCGGCTGCGGCGAAGGCCAGGATCTCGGCGAGCCTGCGTGGCCGACACCGCCGCGGGCACGCCCTGTCGGCAGCCGCCCGGGCGAAGATCAGCGCCCGGCTACGCGGCAGGCACCACCCCGGCCACCACATGTCGCCGACCGCCCGGGCGAAACTCTCGGCACGGCTGCGGGGACGCCACCACCCTGGGCACCGCATGTCGGCTGCCGCCAGGGCGAGGCTCGCCGCCCGGATGCGCGGCCGGCACCTGTCCGCCGCAGCACGGGCCAAGATCTCCGCCCGGCTCAAGGGCCGGCATCATCCCGGGCACCGCATGTCGGCCGCAGCCCGGGCCAAGCTGGCGGCCCGCATGAAGGGCCGTCACCTTTCCCCCGCCACCAGGGCGAAGATCAGCGCCCGGCTGAAAGGGCGCCACCACCCCGGCCACCCCCTGTCGGCCGCCACCAGAGCGAAGATCTCCGCCAAGCTCCGCGGCCGCCACCACCGGCGCCGCACCAGCCGACGCGGTCGCGCCCGCTCCTTCAAGACCCTGCAGATCCGCTACCGGGCCCGGCGCCACACCCGCAGCATCCACCGCCACTGGCGACGCCGGACCCTCGTGCGGCGCCGCTCAACCCGCTGGAACACAAGGAGGCGCAGGTGAGCTTCGCCGACGCCGTCACCCGCGAAGCCGCATGGCTGAACACCACCACCGATGGGCTGCCGGTCCTGCCGACCAGCGCCGGCGGCCCGTGGGACGTCATCCAGGCCTACCTGCCCCGCAGCCCCAATCAGCAGAAGACACAGATCTACGTCCTGCGGCGCCGCGGAGCCACCACCCGCTTCTCCCAGCAGCGGCGCATCGCCACCTACTCATTCCACCTGTCGCTCGTCTGGCCGGTCGGCGCGACCACGACCAGCACGAACATCGCCGAGACGGAGCAGCAGGCGTTCGACAACGCGATCGCCCTGCTCGTTGGTCGCATCGAGGGCACCGTCAACGACAAGACCCACGGCGGCAGGTTCCTGTCCGTCGCTGAGGCCCCGCACGGCACCGGCATCGACGTGGAGTGGGGCGACCCAGCGCAGTCGCTGCTGGACGGCCGCCTGATCGCTTCCGTGACCTACATGGCAGACGACCCCGACTACACCGCCTGACCGCCGTCCCAACCGTTCCCGTCCCGTTCTGGCCCCCTGGCGCACGCCTGGGGGCCTTCGTCATGCCCGGAGGCCCCCGGTGAGCGACCCCACCGACCCCGTCCCCTATCCGCAGCGCAACGCACACCCCTACGCGGTGGACGTGCCCGCGATCCCCGCGACCGTGCAGCCCGGCGAAGTCGTGACCTGGCCGTTCCCGAACGCCGGATTCGAGCCGGTCACCGACGCCGCCGCACCGGCCGCCGACCCCGCGCCCGCCGCGCCGAAGAAGAAGGCCAGCGCGGCGGCCCCCACCGGTGAGGAGCCCACCCCGTGACCGCACTCAGCAAGCTCGCAACTCTCGGCATCGCCAGGGAGACCACGCCCAACACCTACCTCGTTCCGACCGCGGGCATTCCGTTCCTCAAGGGCGACGTCGAGGACCAGATCACCCCACTGCGCGACGAGTCGTGGCGGGGCAACGACACCCTTCTGCAGGGCGTCTACCCCGGTGTCGAACACGCCGCCTGGGACATCGACGTGCTCGCCTACCCCGACCTAATCGGCTACTTCCTCGTCGGCACGATCGGCCCGGACACCGTCACCGCTGGCGTGTCCACCACGCTGTCGGCCTCCACCGTCGCCGGCGCGACGTCCATCAGCACGGCGGCCACGATCCCCGTCGGTACGACCATCGCGATCGACACCGGCGCGAACATCGAGTACGCCGTCACCGGCACGCCGTCCGGTGCGGGCCCGTACACGATCCCGCTCACCGCGCCGACCGCGGGCCTGGCCAAGGCGCACACCTCCGGCGCGACCGTCGTCGGGCAGACCACCCACGTGTTCAAGCAGAACCCGGCCGTGGCGCTGCCGACGTTCTCCCTGACGCTGTACGACACCACCCAGTACCTGGGCTACAGCGGGCTGAAGTTCACCGATCTCGGCATCAAGATCGACCCGATGGCGTCCGTGTCGATCAACGTCAAGGGCCTGAGCTTCCCGCAGACCGTTCAGACGACCGTCACCGAGACGTACACCCAGTACATGCCGATGCTCGG